TAAATAATATGTCCAACGAACCTCGGGGGCGTGTTGCCCCCTCGCCACCACCACCATTTTTGAAGGGCACCAGTGATTCATTCGTTGGTGCTTATCCCTGGAATAACGTCACAAAAGAGGCCATTGGCCGCGACAGACCCCTTACACGTGCCGAACTCCGTCAGGTGCAAGGTGTTTTAAACCGGATTGACCGTCTACCGTTTTTCCTGCAAACGCTGTTTACATCGCGTTATAACTTCATCCGCCGTAAAAAGAGCCCTTTAGGTGGGTTGTATTTCCTTAAAAACACGTTTGAGCGCAAGCTGCTGCCACGTCTTGAGCGTGTTAATGAACTGTGCGGGATGAATGAATCCGCCTCGATTGGTTTTCTGTCTGCGCGGGATGAATATGCGCGCCTGCCGGATATGAACGACAAAGAGCTCAGGAAATTTGCCGCCAGAATAGCCTCTCAGCTCTGGAGCCGGTATGAAGAGTTAAGTGACGCATGGGCGCACGCTCACGGCGGAAAAGAAACCCTTTTCAGTGATGAGGCGCAGGCGCATTTATACGGGAAAGTTGCCGGGGTCGCGCGCGCTTTCAACCTCACCCCGATGTACTGGAAAAAATACCGTAAGGGTCAGATGACGATCCGCATGGCATTTTCCGCTATTTCACGACTGATAAAAGACGAGTGGTGGGTTAACCAGCTCAAGGCGCAGCGTATGCGCTGGCGCGAGGCGCTGCTTATTGCTGCCGGTGAGGTCAACAAAGACCGTTCACCCTACGCCAGCAAAATGGCGATCCGCGATGTTCACTCGCGCCGCCTGGCTAATCTCGAATATCTGAAATCCTGCGAGCTCGAAAACAAAGTCACCGGCGAGCGTATCGACCTCATCAGCAAGGTCATGGGGAGTATTTCAAATCCTGAGATACGCCGCATGGAGCTGATGAACACCATCGCCGGGATTGAGCGCTACGCGGCCAGCGCTGGTGACGTGGGGATGTTTATCACCCTGACCACACCCTCGAAATATCATCCGACCCGACAGGTTGGCAAAGGCGAAAGCAAAACGGTGCAGCTCAATCACGGCTGGAACGAAAACGCATTCACACCCAAAGACGGCCAGCGCTATCTCTGCCGAATCTGGAGCTTGATGCGTACCGCGTTCAAAGATAACGATTTAGAGGTGTACGGGATGCGCGTTGTCGAACCGCACCACGACGGTACGCCTCACTGGCACATGATGCTGTTTTGCAAACCCGGTCAGCGTAAAGCCATTAACGAAATCATGCGTCGTTATGCCCTCAAAGAGGACGGACACGAGAAGGGAGCGGCAAAACAGCGCTTTGAGTCACGTCATCTTAATCAGGGCGGCGCAGCGGGTTATATCGCTAAATACATTGCCAAAAATATCGACGGCTACGCGCTCGACGGCCAGCTCGACCACGACACCGGCAAGCCCCTGAAAGATACGGCCGCAGCCGTCAACGCATGGGCGTCTACATGGCGTATACCGCAGTTTAAACCGATTGGTCTCCCGACAATGGGTGCTTACCGCGAACTGCGCAAGCTGCCGCGTGGCGTAAGTATCGCCAGCGAGTTTGACGACAGGGTCGAGGCTGCGCGAGCCGCTGCAGATGAGGGTGATTTTGAGCGGTACATCATCGCGCAGGGTGGGGCAAACATGCCGCGTGATGCTCAGGCCGTAAGGGTTGCCCGTAAGGTGACGGATGAGGTTAACGGGTACGAGGAAGATATTGAGAGGGTGGTCGGTATTTATGCCCCTCACCTCGGGGCTCACCGTGTCCATGTAACCCGTACAGCCGAATGGCGAATCGTTCCAAAGGTTTTGGCCGTTGAGCCTTTGACCTTAAAAAGCGGCTCTGCCGCGCCTCGGAGTCCTGTCAATAACTGTGGAAAGCTCACCGGCGGTGGCGATCCAGTTATGACGCCCACACCGTCTGAGCAAGCCGCAGCGGTGTTAAATCTGATTGAGCGCGGGGTTATTGCATGGGATGACCCCGAAGTAGTGACCGTGCTCAGAAGAGCGTTAAAACATGATGCTGAGCTACAGAATCGACAACAAAGAGATAGAGAACCGCTAAAATCGCAGGCAATTGCACCGTCAGGCAGGCTCACAAGATATGAGCGCATGCTAATAACTCGCATTCGCGTTGACCTTGCACAACTTGGCATCAAGCCAAAACGATGGGAACTTGAGGCATTGTCTCGAGGAGCAGTTGTGATATATGAAGAGCTAAAATTAGCCTATCCAGTTATTGATTGTTAACTTGAATTTTCAGTCCATGATTAGATTTATCCCGACAAAAAAAGATTTTTGTCGGGATATGAGGATGTTATCTTAAATCCATTTTATGAAATCTTCCATTTCATTATAGTTTTTGATCGTGTTTCTTACATCTAGGCTATCATCACTTAAGCACTCTAAAAGACTATCCCACTCTGTTTGTTTTTTGCCAAACCCATATACTTGCTCGATATCACCTAACCTCCAAATGTAAACCCCCTCATTTTTTAATTTCTGATGGATATTGTGGATGTGTTGGAGTATCTCATCGTGATTGCATAGTTTGATAAAGTCTTTGCTCGAGCTTCCCTTAAGTGAGTCAATTGACGTTATAGGAGTATTTAGTGTTAAAGAACCATTGTTTATCGACTGATCAATAGCAGTAAGCAAATCATCACACTCGGATTTAAGGGAGTCTGTGTGTGTGGTCGTCAAGAGAATAGACAGAAAATCACAATCAGCTAAGATTCTTGTTTTAATGCCAATTGAATTGATAACATTTGCCATTTTTAAAAGGCTTCCTTTTCCATCAACTGCAACAATACATGTTTTAGTTGGATTTAGTTCGGTGCCTTTGATTTTTTTGTATAATGCATATAAGACATTGGTTTCAGTTTTTCCTTCAACCAATAACACTTCCTCTGAAAATAAGAAATATGATGAGTTAGATAAACTGAACGCTGAGTGTAATTGTGGTGATGACTCTTTGTATAGTTCTTCAATTTTTTCAGAGATTGTTTTTCTCGCAATTGTACCATTAGAGTCTTTGTAAACTTGTATTGCATTTGATGCATGCTTTGCAGAAAGCATACTTGCTGAATGTGTTGATATGATAACTTGATAGCCATTTTCGCTTAATGTAATGAGCGACTCTCTGACCGAATTAATAGCTGACGGATGTAAGTATAGCTCTGGTTCATCGATAAATATTAATGTGTTTGATTTTTTAGTATCCTCGCTGTTTTTTTTAATCTCTGCCAGATATTGAATTAGAGCCATTTGAATTGAACGCTGGGTTCCATGTCCGAAACGGCTTATATCACGCATCACAGAACTATCTTCACGTGATTCAAAAACTTTCAAAGTACCAGATTTGAATATGTCATCGAGAGTAGGGGTGGGGAAATGAATTTTTACACTTACATCTGGGAAAAACTGATTTACCTTTTCATTAACGCCTGTGTCAATCTTGTTTAATCCATCTAAGCGGCTTTCTCCATCGTGGGAAAGATACTTACCTATTTCCGAAATGTTTTGAGAGAATTTCTTTTCATGCTCTTTCTTTATTCCTGAAACTATTGCTAATAATATTTTTCCTATGGTGGTTGAGGTTTTGTATTTTGTTGCATCTTCAACGGCATCAGACATTGCAGGTATGTGTATTGGTTCAGGGAATATATTGGATATTGCACCATCAATACCTCCAGGGTTTTTCTTCCAATTTGTACCATCAAATACATCAAGCGTTTTCTTTATTTTTCCTTTGTCTGCATCAAATTCTTGTGTTCTTGAAAATGTTAAAGTCTCATGGATAATAAAGGGGGCAATCTTCTGTTGGTTTTCTTCAGATAGTAGAGTCAATGTGTCTTCTGTTATACCTTCGATGACCCCCGTAACTGATACAGGTTGTTGAGGGTCATACATGTCATCCTCAGAAATGGTAGCGCCATCTAGGAGCCATTTAATTGCTAGAATAATATTTGATTTGCCTGCGTTATTATATCCAACTAGTGCAGTAAAAGGTCTTAGGATAGCTGTTGTTGATTTGCAGGATCTAAAGTTATTGATGGATACTGATTTAAGGCGAACAGTCATTTTTATTTCCTTTTGTTTTATATCCAGAGTGAAAATGGTGTGGCAGTGAGTTTTCTTATTTATGTGTTTTTTACAACTTTGAATGTTTGCATGCAAGGGTGCATGAATTTGCATCCAAGAAAAGTGTGATCTGAACTCAACATTTTCCATTATTGATATGCTTTTGGCGATACATGCAACTGCATTAAAACCGACTCATTAAGCGCGCAGGCGAGGCGGGGATAGCACTGCGCGCCAGACGTGGTGACGGGATTTATTTAGCGCGTCTGTGCGCGTCGTGGTGGCGCGCTGTGATGTGTAATCGGTCAAGGTGATGTCGGGGTGCTTGCATTGCGTGTGCGGCGTCTGGCTTGCTCTGAAGTTGTGCCGCCCGGAGGCGGCATTTGGGGCGGGTTTAGTCGGTCTCGATACTGTAATCCTTGAAGCGGATCACCTCCATTCCTAACCAATCGTTAATCTCTTTGATACGCTCCTGCAGCGGAGTTAGCTCGTTACGCACAAATACCCGCGCCACTTTCTCGATATCGCCCATCGAGCCGATATTCTCCGGCTTGCCGCCCATAAGCTGGAACGGCACGCGGTGCGCATCGAGAAGGTCAGCGGCGCTTACCTTCTTGATGTTAAAAAAATCATCCTTCGTGGCGACTTCACTCAACGGCACGATCTTAATGCCGTCCGGTTTCCCGTTCGGGGCGTAGAAAAACAGGTTTTTAAAATTCCCGAGTCCTTTCGAGTCGCGCATCGCGGAGCGGAGCGACTCGACGTCGGTGCTGCTCTGCGCCGCGTCGGTCACGTACATTATGTAACCCGCATGCGCACCGTTCTGGTAATACTTGCGACGAAACAGCGTGGCGGACTCATTCAGCCAGGCGGAATTGAGCGCGCTCAGGTATTCCGGCATCCCGTAGAGCTCCTGATTGATATCGGGCTCAAGCAAATGGTACACCGAACCGGGTGCGAACTGGTGCGGGTGCGTATAGTCCGACACGTACCAGTAAACGCCATCCTCTACACCACGGCGGGTGTATTTGGCCGGTGAGGTTTCCAGCTTTAAGAGCTGGCCGGTCACGCTCATGCGCTTTTCAAGGTAGCCGTTTGCAAACACCAGATAATCAAGCACAAGGCGGCTGAAGTCCTGACGGGACAGCAACGGGTGCGGGATAAAGGTGCTGGTCAGAATGTTGCGCTTTACGTAAATCGGGGAGCTGTGGTGTACGGCGGCGCGCAAGCTTTTTGCCAGTCCCGAGAAGTTGACCGGCGGCTCGTACCATTTGCCGTTATTGATGCACTCGACATAGTCGAGGATATCGCGGCGATCCAGAACGGGCGACGGCTCACCAAAGGTGAACGCCTCCATTTTCTGCGGTGCGCTGGCGGTCATGTTGGTCTGTTTTGGCTGTTTATTTTGGCGTTTTTTCATCTTAATTAATATCCAGAATGGAGCTTGATTGCATACCGCTACCGGCGGAAAGCGGCTCGTTTAACAGGGCGTGCATGGTCGCCCACGCGATATCCGCGTGGCTGGCTTCCTCGCTGCGGCTGGCTTCATAGGTGGCGCTGCGGCCGCTGCTGGTCATGGTTTTGCGGATAGCCATAAACGACTGAGTGATGTCGGTCGCCCCGGCGTCATATTCCAGACACCCGCGCCTGATGGTGTCTTTCGCTTTCAGCACCATTGCGGTTTTCATTTCAGGCGTGTAGCGGATAGCACGCGCCGCCGGGAAGAATGAGCGCACGAGCTGGTAAACCCCCTGGCCGATGCCGGTCGCATCGATGCCGATATAATCAACGGTGTATTTCTCAGTCAGCGCCCGGATGGCCTCGGCCTGTGCGGCAAAGTCCATGCCTTTCCACTGATGACGCTCAAGGATGCGGAACTTGCCACCGGCAACCAGCGGCGGAGCCAGTACCGCGCACCCGGCGCTGTCCCCGGTGTGTGACGGGTCATAGCCAATCCAGACCAGTCGCCAGTTAAACGGCCGGTCGGCGAACGGTTCGAAGTCCTCCCATTCTTCCATCGCATCGACCATGCAGCGCTGCAGCTCCTCGAACGGAAATACCGACGCCTTATCGTCGACGAACTCGCACATAAACAGGTTGCGGAAGTCATCCGCGCTGTTTTCCTGCTTAAGCTGGTCGAGGTTAAACAGGGTGCAGCCACCGGCGAGCGCGTCCTCAATGGTGACAATCTGCCGCCACTGACCGTCTCCGCACAGCACGCCACCGGCAAGCGCCTGATGACTGATATCGATGTCGACACGTTCGTCGCGGTTGCTGCGGCCACGGTTAAACAGCTCGCCTGACCAGAACGGGTAAGCGCCGTGCGCCAACGTCGACGGGGTCGAAAAATAGGTGGTGCGCAGGTGTGACTGCGAGGCCATGCCCGAGGCGACTTTGCGCAGCTTCTGAAAATTGGGGATCCAGAAAATTTCGTCGACGTACAGGTCGCCGTTGTGGCTCTGCGCGGTGTTGGAATTGGTCCCAAGAAATATCAGCTCAGCGCCATTGTTGCCGATGACGATCGGGTCGCCTGACAGGTCGACGTCTACCAGACGGGCAAAGGCGATAATGTACTTACGGAACACGTAAGCCTGCGTTTTACTGGCCGACAAAAATATCTGGTTTTGCCCGGTCTTAAGCGCGCGCAGGAGTGACTCACGCGCAAAGTAGAACGTCGCGCCAATCTGGCGGGATTTCAGGATGTGGCGGATGCGGTGCTCTAACCCTGCTTTATGCCAGCGGAGCTGATAGTCAAACGACTGGTCGAAGAAAATCTCTTCCAGCTTTTCAATCGCTTCATCACTGAAGAAATTGCGTTTCGGCTTTTTGCGATCCCCTTTGTTACGGCTGGCGATATTGGGGTTTAAATCCACCTCGTTTCCGGTCTGGCCGTAGCGGTTAATGCGCGCGAGCCGCTCCATCTGGCGCGACAAAAAATCCGCGACTTTGAAGTCATGCGCGGTCAGGTCTGGCTTAGCGTAGAGCTGGATAAGCCGCGCCTCTAATGTCGATTCCACGCGGTTAATAGGGGCGGTTTCTTCCCATCCATCTCGCTGTTTCCAGCTCTGCACGGTCGGTCGCTTGAGCTGCAGCATGTTGCAGATTTGCGGCACGGCGAACCCCTGCCAGTACAACAGCCGCGCCTGTCGTCTCGGGTCATTTAACAGAGAAAGGTCAGTTGAAATGGTCATGCTTGCCTCGTTTTTGGTGTGACGTGGCAAGGCTAAGGAAATAGGGGGTTATTCGCGCTAAGTGCCTGTTGTATCAGATCT